TTGCGCCCCATTAATATACATCGTTGTATCGCCCGACTTGTAAGCAACCGCAACCTTAAATATTCCAGCAGTTAAAATATTTGAGGCTACAACTGTTATCTCACTCTGCGTTGCTGACACTCTATTTAAATAGATTTTGCTATCCGTGAATTTGTATATTTCAATTCTATCATTACCGCCTCCGTTAGAGATTGATAAAAACATACCATTATTCGCAAATGTCCGTATGTCCACCTCCGCATAAAGCGTCCCCTCGGTCTGCCCGATGCATCCGCTGACTGCGCCTGTTACGCTGATAACTTCTGCGTTGCGGGTTACCGCTGCGGTGGTTGTGGGGATGTAGGATGTGGCAACGGAGCCTGTTTCTACTTGTGCGCCCCAGACGAGAACACCATTGATTCCATTAGTGTCTGCTCCAGCGGTTAACTTACGAACGACCGCAACGGATGAACCAACCATTCCGCTTGTTACTTGACCCGTAACACGAATCCGATACCAGCCATTGCCGTAATTTTCAACCGCTTTGGAAGTTACAGAGCCGTTTCCAGCGGTGTAATCCGTTAAGGTGAAATTAGACAAATCAACAATAACGCCCCAACGATTACCCCCCGTTCCATCGCCTCCGTCCGAAACGTAAAGCCAAACAGATGTGAGCGAATTTGTTGGGGCCTTAATGAACCAACTAAACGAATAGGCCGTTGCATTGCTTAATGTCCCGCAAGCCACTTGGCCTCGGCCTGTTGTGCCAGAGTTAGGTATAAAAAGCCCAGCCGTTTGAGTATTGCTTGGCGATGCCCCTACATTCCCAGAACTTCCGCTTGCGTTTGTGAACGCCCAACTTTGGAAAGTTTCACTTTGCAAGCAGGTGTTCTGCGCTTGTGGCTCCACGAGCAACGCAGGGCAGCCAGCCGTTCCACCGCTGGTGTAGTAATCCAACCTCGGAATCCCCGAAGCCACCGACTCGATAAATCCGCTTGCATTCACACGGGTCGCAGTCGTCGCACGGGTAACATTGAAGTCGCCCGATGCACCAAGGACCAAACCACCCGAAGTCGTAGCGACTGGGGTGTAAAGTTTGCCCGTTTTGAATCGTGCAGGTACTAAAATCAGCGATGGTGTCGGCATTGTTAGAAGTTGAAGATTGCAGCGAATCGGACGAACAGGCAGCCATTTACGGCAGCCTCGGCAGCGGTTGCTCCGTCAGCCGTAGCCCTTGCATTAAAAGCACCCCACACACCAGCAGCAAGTCCGCCGATGAGCATATTGGTCGGATAGCCGTAGCCGTAACCTATCAGCATCTTAGAGGAAGGTGTAACCGATGACTGAACCTGCGCTTGGAGTAACGGCAGTAATCTTACCGCCATTGCGACCGCTTATCACGATGCCAGCGGAAAGGGATTTGCCCGATAAGTTGTAAGGAGTCAGGAGGTTCTCGCCACCAGTTCCGGTAAGGGTTGTAAATGTGGCAGCAGCATTGACGACTACGAAGTCGTAAACCTTACCGCTTACGGCTCCGTCAACGAACTCCATCGTACCACCTTGGCCGAGCATTTGTTGCAATATGGGTGTAGGCATTTTTTAGCGTTTAATTGTAAATGTCTTTTAGGTTGGAATTTCACAAACGGAGTGAGAGTAAGGAATCTCAAAGGTCATCGTAGCCTGCCACCCTGCGGTTCGGTCATCCCGGCTCTCTACGAACCTCGTAAGGCTGACGCTGGATGAGAGGGTCCAGTCCTCGTTCGGGTCGTTTGTGAGGCTTGAAATGAAGTCCTGTGCTACCTGTAACTGGTCGCTTAGGACCTCGTCCTCGTTGTCCTGCCAACCCAGCGTAGGGCTGCCTGAAACCACTCCGCCCATCGGCTTAATGGACTCAACTCTATCACTAAAATATACCCCAACCACCAAGTCCAAAGTCCCAGCGTCAGTATTTGCAGACTGCACGTCCGCAAAAACGAGCGGATAGACGATGCGTTCACGGCTTGGGGTTCGTAGGTTGATGGTGTTGTCCGTGCCTACCGCAAGAGGGTCGCCCGTCCCGAAGGAGTTTACTTGCGGATGGTTGTTGGCAAGGTCCAGCAGGGCTTGCTTGATTTTTATCCAAGACATAGTTTTGCAGTTTCAGTATGTTTTTTTTATGCGCTCCCATGCTTAGCAGTCGTTACACGCCCCGAATTGTCCGTAGGGGTAGGGGTAGTCCAAGTTGCTGATTCCCATTCGCCTGTTGCGGTCCAAGACCATCCCGGTGCGGTAGTTCGTAGCGTTCGGGTAGATGGTATCCAAAGCAGAAGGAGGCGAGTTCCAAAGCGGATAGGAGTTGCGGTTTTCCATGAGGTATCGGGTAATCCGTTCGGAGTACCACTCGGCATCGTTCTTCACTTTGTCGGTCAGCCGGGTAATCTCTTCCATGCTCATTTGAGAACTTTCCTCGCTTGTTCTACGGACCATGCCCTTGTTCATGTATTTAAAGGCCAAGACCATGGGCAACTCGTAGTAAAGCCATTGAATCATAGCCGGCTGAATGTAGTCCTCCAGCAGCGTTTGGTTCAGGGCAGAGGTTGAACCGCTGACGACCTGCGTAACCAATTCCCCGTAGAGTGCAGAACCAACGATGGGCTGAATCCGCATCTCTTGGACCTTGATGACCGTTGGGCGGATTTGGGTGTAACTGACATTCTCGTTGATTATGGAGTTGTCGAGCAGCGTTTCTTCGCTTATGAATAGTGCCTTCATGCCTTGCTGATTTTATTGCCTTTACGGATTACCAACTGCTGCTCCCATACATGGCGACATTGGGGGCGATTCACTCCGCTGGGGGTGTGATACCAACCGCCTCTCCTGTTCCAAACCGAGTAGCCCATTATCGCAGAAATCCCGTCGATGTCCTCCCTCGTGTAAACCTTGCCTTGCCCGGCCAAGTCAAGCATGACCTTACAGAACTCACGGCTGGAGCCTTTGTCCTTGTTGCTGAAACCCGTGGCCCATGCGTACTTGTAGCGGACCTCCAGTACAGGCTCGGCAACTTCCTTCACATTCTTGGGCAGGTTCTGCTCGGCAATGTTGTCCACGGCCCTGCTGATAGGATAGCGGTCCTTGGTAATCAAATAGGCGACTCGCTTGGCGACCTTGGCCTTGCTAACCCCGAACTCCTTGGCCATTTCTTCAACCGATGCGTCCCGGTTCTTCTTGCGATACGCCTCAATCTTGAGGTCCAATTCTTTTTCTTCTTCGCCCAATTCGGCAAAGGCCAAGCGGATGTTTTCGTCTATGTTCGCATCGAACCGCATCGGCTTCGAGTGCATCACATGGTAATCGTCTGCATGACTTCCAAACTTAGAGGCAACGACCTCCAAGACCTTGAACTCTTCTTCGCCCCAGCCGTAGTCCTCATCCTCATCGGGCTCGCTGAACTCTTGGGACTGCACTCCGAGCATCGTGTCAATCTCTTGGGCAGACAAACCGAAGCCGGCTGATAGCATGGTCCGAGCCATCTCCAGCGTGATTTTGTCTTGCATATACTGCCTGACGATACGCATCAGGTTTTGGTACTCACGGCCCGATAGTTTTTTGATGTTGTCGTTGCTCTGCAAGGCTTCCACGGATTGCGGTTGCTCGTCGGGTTGGGGGTTAGGTCCAACCACGTCGGCAGGTTTCTCCAAGGGTTGCAGACCCGCTTTCTCACGAAGTTCGTCTTGGGTCATTATCTGCAACAGGGCTTGTTCGCTTAGTCGCTCGGTAATGGGTTCCACCGGGATAAGTTCCATCCCTTCCACGCCATTAAAGGATCCGAGGTAATTGATCATCCTCTCCACTTTGCGCACCCGGTCGTTGACGTAGGTCGCCTTGAATAGTTCGTAAGCCTCGACTAATTCAGTCCTTCCTCCGAGTTGGCCCTCGGTTTTGACACCGAATAACGCTGGATTCGTTACACGATGTGCGATGAATATCTCTTGCTGGATGGCTTTGTTTAGGATTTCGAACTGCTTATCCATATCCGAAGGAGTCAGCGGTTCAAGTGTCGGGGCCTTGGCTGCATCGTCGTTGAAGGTTACAACGAAGCGACCAGCGTTATCCGTACCGCTGAACTTGCGTTTGATTTGACGCTCAATGTCGCCCTGCTCTTCGGGGGTCGGGATGCCGTTGTTGAAATTAATCAAGTAACCGCCCCAAAAGTTGTTTCGCAGATTGTTGTTGTGGAAGTTGGCGACCTGTACGTCTGCCTCAATCCAAGCATTGCCTCCGATGTATTCGGGGAGCGGGTAGTGCTTCACGCCAGCAGCATAGACCCGATAGTAGAACAACTGCTTTCCGAGGCGGTTCTCCGGGTCGAATGCAGGAATCTTCTCGATGTCCCCGACCTTGGGGAACAACTGCATCATGTCGTCGTTGTACCAGTCGGCCACCTGAAACATCTTCTCCTCCTTGTCAACCCGAATCTTCTCGAACGGGACATGCTCCATCTTCGCAATCGTGCCAAGTTTGGACCAAGTAACCGCAACCGCAAAGCCGTTGAAAATCTCCAAGTCCAAGACCAGTTTCTCGGTAATGTCGTTCAGGTCCTCCGTGCTGGAAAGTCCATCAAAGAACTTGATGAACCGGGCCTGCTGCTCTACGGTCAAGTCATCCCCTGCCTGCCATCCACCGCCCA